ATATTACCGCCAAGAGATGCTGCACCTGAGTATGTTACAAAGTCATTTGCCACAGCTCCATGAGCTGTATCGGTTACAGTAATGGTTGCATCTCCAGTTCCCACTTTAGCAAACGTTACATCACCAGCGCTGGTTGTAGATCTTATTGGAGTAACATCATTGAAGTTAGCTCCTTCTTTAACATAGTATTTTAGATTGGTTCCCATGCCTAGAAATTTAGTAGACGATAAAGAAACCCAGCCAAGTATGGCGCGACAAGCTCCCAAGAAAGTGTTTAAACTATTTTTAGACCAACCGCCTATTTTTTCTGGCAAGCCTTTTCTAAAGCGAACAAGATTACCATCAGCCCAACCGCCTTTATCCATAAGATCTGTCATCTCTTTGTTGATGCCGGGTTGAAATGTAAGTTTTGTTAAAGGCATTTTATATATGTTCCCAAGGCTTTCCTTCAAACATTAAAGCCTCAGCTTCTCTTCTTCTTGTAAGACCAGGGAGAACTTTTTTTTCACCATTTACTGTAGCTCTGTTCCAACGTTTTATTTGATTTGGAATATTTTCGTAATCACCTGCATTTAATTTTTTTAACAAAGTAGATACTTTTAAATTAGCGGGACCTAAGTTATATACCCAAGAAACCAAAGCATCGAACTGACATTGGTTCATTGGCACTGTAACAAGAGCATTTATGTAATGTTCATACTCGTCTTCAAGCTCACGCCATAACATAAACTCTGCTTTTTCTTCAGTCCACTTATCACCTTCTTGTACATCTTTGGTATGACCATAGCCTATAGTCCAAACGCCCGCAGCGCACTGATAAGCTTCAAGCTCACAGCCTTCAAATTTTTTTATAAGCTCAAAGCCTTCGTCTGAAGTATGCATTAGTTTCCGAATGCGATTGTTACAAAAGCGATGAATAAAGTTCCTATAAAACCAAAAGTTCCAAACATTGCTATTCTTAGGGTTTTGTTTAAATCGTTCATCTCTTGCTTTATCTCTGCTGTTTCTTTGAATATGGTCTTCCATCTTTCCTCACATTTTGCTTCATGCGACTTTAAGTCTGATGCAACAGATTGAACTGTAGTTCTATTAGTCATCTTTTTTCTCGCCTGAGTTGGAAGCTCCAAAATAAAACGATATAACTGCCGATGCCAATCCACCTAAATATCCTAACACTAAATTAATTAAAGCTTCAGAATTTTGTTCTGGCGGTTGCAAGGTTACTAAAAATATATAGCCCATAAATCCACCAACAACAGCAATACCCATAATTCTAGCTGTCCAATCTTTATTAAAAGTTTTTCTAGCGTCTTGTTTTTCTACTGTTTCTAGCCTAAATATATCTACATCTAGCTCTCTCATCTGAAGTTCAAAATCTTGTTCAGCTTTTTTAAGTTGAAGCATTTGTTCTGGAGTCGCTTCTTGTATAGCTTTATTAATAGACTTTGGATCTGCTTGACAACCAAGCACGCCAGCAATAACAGATGCCGCTTGACCACCCAAAGGCCCACCCAAAGCTGAACCAAGTGTTGGAGCAAGCGCCCCTACTACATTTTTAATTAAACCAAATTTCATAATTACCCCGCTAATGGATTTTTATCATTAATTTTTGCTTCTATCTTATCTACTTCTTTGTTAACAGATTGCATGTCAGCTTTAATGGTGGCTATATCTGTTTTTATTTCAGTTACATCTGGAACAGAAATGCCATCTATTTGTTTTTCTAAATACTGAACAGACTTTTCTATACCCGCAAATCTTTCTTCAATGATTTTTTGTTTTTGTTCGGTATCACCTATGCCGCCTATTTGAGCCTCTAGGTTATCTAGTCTATTAACATATTGAGCGCCCTGATAACCAAAGCCAGCGAGTGTTGTAACAATACCAGCAAGAGCTATAAGTTGCGTTGTTTTATTTTCAAACCAATTCATTTCAACCTCCTAAAGAGTTGGCTGCATTTTTTTTAATTCAGTCAAAGTTTGTATGCTTTGTCCTGCTAGCCCATAAAAAGCCGCAGTATTGTCTGAAATGTTGCTATTAGTATAAATGCTTTTTGGCTCATACCAAAATTCTTTTTCTGGTATGTATGTCATTCTGTAGTTATTAAATCCAGGGAGAAACCCCATAACAGCTATAATAGCGTTTTCTGAACCATACTCGCCTGTTTCTTCTTGTTGGGCCGCAACTTGTTCTTGAGCTGTTTGCAGGTTTTGAGCAATAATATTTTCAACAGCTGTTTCACTTTCTGCATCAGAACTAACAGATGCAATAGATGTATCCATTTGGTCTTGTGTTGTTTCTATTGTTCCGCGTGGAACAATTGTTTCTGTTAGCACTGTTTCTGTTTCTATAGAGCTTGAACTAAAAGAAGAATCTGATACAGACATACTGCTCATATCAAGAACTTGATTGGTTTGAGCTGTAGATGATGCAAATTGATCTGACATGCTGGGCGAGCTACTGGTACTAAAACCTCCCGCAGATGAGTTACTTATAGAATTTCCTGCGGCAGCAGTATTTCCAGTAGCATGTATAGAATTACCAGCGTTAGTACCACTAACACTTTGATTTGCAGTTCTTATTGTAGATGAAACAACTTTAAGAGCAATTTCTCTGCTGATTGAGCTTTCACCTTTTGTATTTTCTCTTTCAGCAACTTGAAACTCTTCTTCAAATACATCTTCTTCTATAGTCTCCTCTCTTTCTATTCTTTCTTCTTCTATTTCAGCTTCAGCCAATCTTTCTTCTATAGCTTCAAAAACCTCCTCAACAGCCTCTTCTTCAAAAATTTCTTCTATAAACTCTTCCTCTGGATCTTCTAATATTGCAACCTCTTCCTCTCTTCTAGTCTCTTCTTCAAACCACTCTTCTAACTGCTCTATAGTTTCAAGCTCAATAAATGTTTCAGGCTCTCTAAAATCTTCTACTAAAAATGTTTCTTGAAAGATAAACTCTTCAATTAGCAAGTCTTCAACAGGTAAAAATATTTCTTCTTCTTGCATAGGAAAGTCTTGTCTAATTTCAAATGAATCTCTGTACTCTTCATTAGGAAACATTTGCTCAAAAATTATTTCTTCCTCAAACATAAATTCTTGTTCTTCAAAGTTTTGTTCTTCAAACTCATAAACAAACTCTTCAAACATAGGCTCTTCTTCGTAGCCAAACTGTTCTTCTTCTTCGTAACCGTAATCAAATTGATCTTCTTGAAAATAACCTATATCTTCTTGTTGCGTATAACCAGGGCAAAATGGCCCATATTGAGGATCTAAATCGCATTGCTGGTCATCGTATGCGTCCCAATAATAGGGGCAAGACTCATCATAAAGAGAGCTTATATTACATTGTTGCGTTAATAAGGCGTCTGAATAACCGCTACACCTAGAATCATTTAAAGGATTGCTACAATCAACGCCATTACCGCTGCCTGATCCGTATAAAGAACCGCCATTTTCTAGATTAGTATTTTTATCAGAGTTGTTCCAATCGTAGTTATAACAACTAGAGCTGTTGGTTGTACCTGTATTACATTCATCATGATAGTAATAAGTGTAAGAATCTTCTTTTTTAGATCCTACTTCTCCTATCAATACATCATGATTAATAATATCTAGATGGCCATAACGAAGATCAAACGAGTTATTGTTCCAAAGTATTATCTCAAAACTGTTGTCTGATGCTCTGTTGTACTCTCTCATGTCGTACCAACCGAATATCATCTTGCTGTTATCACCCCAAGACTTCATACGAGAATCGCTGTCTCTTATTAAGTCAGTCCAGAAAGCGTATATGGTATAAGTGTGCTGTCCGTTAATAGGGTCAGGAGTATAGTCGTTGCAATAGCTACCACTAGAGCCAAAATGGAGACATCCATTGGTAGCCATCCTCGCTTGACTGAATGTAGAGCCATAAAAAGTAAAATTAAAAGAAAGGTCAATTGCGGGAGAAATGCCATCATCTGAAACCTCGTATGCTAGCTCGCCTTCAAAGTTGTTGGCGTTTGTTTGCAGATGATATAAATCTTGCCCTGACTCATAAGTGTATTGTCCATATACACTAAATGATAGCAGACTAGCTACTGCGTAGCATAAAATTCTTTTTTGCATTGTTTGCTTGTTTTAGTTTTTCTTGTATATATAACTTTAACTG